CGAAGACAGACCTGTTCCTCCGTGCGCTTGAGAGTTACATCCAAGCAATCGTTGACGTTCTCAACAAACAGTTGGTCGAGCGTCTTTGGCAGTTGAACGGTCTGAATTATGACCTGATGCCAACTATTGAAGCTGGTGATGTTGCTCCGCATGACCTCCGTGAAGTAGCTGCTTTCCTACGGAACCTCAATGGTGCTAACATTGATGTATCGTCGCACCCAGAGGTTGTTAAAGACCTTATGGACATTGCAGACCTAGAGTATGATCCTGAAGTTGGTCGTTCTACTACAGATGAGGAAGAAGCGTAATGGCAACTTTAAACAACAGAGTGTTCGATAATGGACTTTCAGTATTAGACACTGAAGCCAATCGCTTGGACATTACCTCTCAGGAAGCTACAAGCTATGCTGATGCTACCTCTACATCTACTCTCGGTAACTCATCTTCTATTTCCATTGCTGCCCCCTCAGATAGGTCAGGTGGTGGTCGTGAGGTGGTCGTAGCTTCTATAGCTGACGCTTCAGTCACAGGTAACGGTACAGCCACTCACTATGCAATAGTTGACACGGTTAACTCTCGTCTTCTCGCCACAGGTTCTCTTACAGCAAGCCAAGTAGTTGCCTCTGGAAATACCTTTTCATTAGGATCGTTTACTATCGGTATCCCTGATCCTGCATAATAAAGGTTATTTAATATGACCAGCAGGATTTTACAGGAAGACAGTGGCTTAATACTCACACAAGTCAGTGAACCTATTATAAACGAGAACTTCATAGGCGCTGATGGTTTTTCTACTGGTGCTTCGGTCGTTCAAACAACCGTAATAACTCAAGTCCATGCGATTACAGCTACAAATGTAACGTCTGGTATTCCTACGGTAGCTAGTTCTACCTTAACTCAGGCACATAGTCTAAGCTGCACCAACATAACTACAGGTACTGTCGTCATACAGGCGGCTACAATCGCTCAAGACCACGATCTTACTGCCGATCTAATTGTCACTGGGGCAGCTATTGTATCAAGTACAAGCCTGAGCCAGTTACATGGCCTAAGTGCAGTTAGCTTTATCACAGGCTCTCCCGTTGTAGCCAGTGCTACACTCACGGAAGATGAGGCAAACACCGCAGTTCCTATCCTGACTGGTGTACCAGAAGTTAACCCGACAGCAATAACTCAGAATAATGCACTTTCGGCTATTGGTATCCTTACTGGAAGACCTGACGTAGAAGACGCAAGAGACCCTAACGCAATACTTGAACAGGAAATAGAACAGATGTTTGGAGGATGGCAGAGACGTACATACGAAGTGCCAGATGGTCGCCTTGTTCAAGCTGAGCGTGAGATACAAGCTACCTATGGTGATGTCGTATCTATCGACAAGAAAGCTAAGTCTCTCCTCAAGTTTGGTAAGTCTGCTGCGTTAAGTACAGACACGTTAGAGACCGTTTGGACAGTTGGTGGTAATGAGGTCTACATATCAGACGATGGTATAACTCACATCTCATCCTCGTCTGCCTTAGACACACAAGAGATTAGAGTTGAGGGTCACACAATCTCAGGTAACGATTTAACCTTCGTAGTGCAGACTGTAACCCTATCCGGTCAAACCTCTGTTGCACTAACTACAGGTCTCGCAAGGGTATCAAGAATATCCAACAACAACGGAACTGAGCTTGTTGGCCGTGTGGTTGTCTATGAAGATACAGCAATAGTTGGCGGTATCCCAACAGATGCAACTAAAATTCATATCGACATTCCTCTGGGTTTTCAGCAGTCTTTCAAGGCCGCAACATCATTCAGCAAAGAAGACTATTATGTAATGTCTGGTTTCTACGGCGCTGTAAGTGCCAAACAATCCGCAGCGGTAGATTTCTACATTGAGATAAAGGAGCCTGACGGAGTGTTTTTACAAAAGGCTTGCTTTACAGCATCTTCCTCTGGCGGAAACTCTGACATAAGCCTTGATCCTGCAATTATTGTACCAAAGAACTCAGATGTCCGTGTTCGCTGCGAGACCTCTGATAACAACGCAGTCGTATTTGGTATATTCAAAGGTTATCTAGCAAAGGTTACAGGTTAATGAAAGTTGGTTCTAAAGTATCTTGGAATAGCTCAGGCGGAACTGCCCGTGGTATCGTCCGTGAAATCGTTCGTGATGGCAAAGTCTCAGGTATCCCAGTAAAGATCACAGGAACCAAAGAGGAACCTGCCGCTCGTATTGAGATCATTGATGATGAAGGTAAGCCAACAGGTACAATGGTAGGACACAAAGTTTCTACCCTCCGTAAAGCACAATACGCTAACGACATCTTCACTACTGAGCCGGAAGCTATCTCTCGTTCTATGGACTTAGGCATGGGTGGAGCTACTCACGTCTCTGAGTACGATGGACAGGCTGTGTACATGCCCGGTGAGAGCCACGAGGCGTACCTTTCGTTCTACGAAGGGAATGAGCCTACCGAAGAGGCAGAAGAGCCTTCAGTGAGTCGTATAGAGGCTCTCAGAGCCGTTGTAGCTGAGATACTAAAGACTGACTTCGCTAAGGCTGAGTATCAAGGCGAAACTGTCACTCTGAATAAGCCTCGTCGTATCAAAGGTGGTAACAAGAAGTTTGAGGTGTTCGTACAGGACGGTGGTAAGGTCAAACGGGTAGCTTTCGGTGATCCTAACATGGAAATCCGTAGGGACGATCCTAAAGCTCGTGCCAATTTCCGCTCCCGCCATTCCTGTGATACCAAGAAAGATAAGACAACGGCTGGCTACTGGTCATGTCGTATGTGGGAATCCAACACATCGGTGGGTGAAATGACAAAGAATATCGAAGGTAAAATCCTTAAGACTGACGACGAACAGCGTATGGTCTACGGATGGGCTTCTGTAGTTACAGAAAAAGGTGAAGCCGTTATTGATCGTCAGGGTGACGTTATCGAAGCTGGCACACTGGTAAAAGCCGTTAATGAATTTATGGAGCATGTGCGGGTCGGCAAGGCTATGCACGTTGGAGATCAAGTTGGCGTAGTTGTCCACTCTCTTCCTATCACTAAAGAAATTGGTGATGCTCTTGGTATCCAGTCTGATCGTGAAGGATGGGTTGTCGCTTACAAAGTATTCGATGATACCGTCTGGGATATGGTCAAATCTGGTGAACTCGCTGCGTTCTCTATAGGTGGACGTGCTATTAAGGAGGAAATCTAACTTGCCTAATCTCCTGAAAAACTTGCACCTTGAAGAACTTTCCCTTGTGGATCGTCCAGCCAATGCACAAGCAATGGTCTCACTCTTCAAGCGTGACAATTCCGAAGAGGAAATTACGAAAATGAATGAAGAAATGGAAGCCAAAGTAAAGGCGTACATGGACGACAAAGGCTGTGGACGTGGCGAAGCTATGAAAGCTCTCGGCTACGACATGGAAAAAGCTGATGAAGTTGTAACCGAAGAAGTCGCTGAGAAAGCCGCTCCTGAAGTTGAAGCTGTAGAAGCTCCTGAAGTTGACGTTGAAGCACTTAAGGCTGACTTTGATCGTCTTTCTGCTGAGAACCAACATCTCCGCAAAGGTCTGATTGACAATGGTTACGTTATCCGTGCCGACTCAATCGAGAAGAAAGCGGAAGAAGAAATGATGGACATTGACGGTGAGATGGTAGCTAAGAGCGACATCCCAGCCCCAGTCCTGAAAGCACTTGAAGCTGCTGCTGTAGCCAAGCGTGAACATGAAATCGAAAAGGCTGACCTTGAGTTGACAAAGAAAGCAGAAGAAATTCTGCCACACTTTGAAGCTGGTGCAGCTAAGTCTCTCCTGAAGTCATTCTCAGAAGATGATGGAATTATGGTAATGCTCAAAGCTGCTGATGCTGCCTTTGCTGCTTCCATGCAAGAATTTGGTAAGTCCGATGTAGACGGTGAGTTCGCTACCTCTGCTGACAAACTGGATGCTCTCGTAAAGTCCTACATGGACGAAAACCAACTGAAAAAGAGTGAGTTCGCCAAGGCTTATGCTGCTGTAGCTAAGACCGACGAAGGCAAAGCACTCATCACTAAATCCTACA